TGATAGTATTGATAATAAGTTATACCTCCAGAAAAAGTTGCTCCACTTCAAGTTTCGTTACTTGGCATTGTTATAGTAATTGTAGAATTAGTTGGCACACTCGTTACCATAAATTTTTTATCAGCAAAATCAGCTACACCAAAATTAGAATTAGTAATAGCTGAAAATGTAGAAGCATCTCCAAATAATATTATGTCTCCTGCCGAAAAACTGTGAGCTCCTGAAAAAGTAATAGTAACTGTTGGGTCGTTGTTAACTGTGCTAAATGCATTTGTAATAGCTGTACCTGATGGATTAACTAAAGGATGTATGTCATAGTATACTCCACCAGAATATACATATAAAATTCTATTAGTTCCTATAACTGAAAATTTTGTAGAAGCTGTATTAACAAAATGATGTAAACCCCTTGCAACACCAGTAAGTTTAGATTCACCTAATTGTGTCCAACCACCTATTTTTTCTGGTGTGCCATATCTAAAACGTACATTTTCACCGTCTGTCCATTGTGATTCAGCGCCGGTAGATGTAACTTGTTTATTAAATCCTGGTAAAAAACCTAACTTTTGTAGCATATATTAAAACCTGTTTAATAGGTGTTATATCAGATTGTGGGTGATTTCAATAGGTTTTAAGCAGAGGGAATCTGTGGTGGATCATCCCCCTGCAAACCTAATGTATAGACTATCTGTAAAGTTTTGTCAATCAATAGTATATATTATGACTTTTCTAATCCCTTTTGTAGGAAAAAAATGATAATGTAGTCTTTTATCTGTAACCAAAATTTTATACGCCTCTGGTTTAATTCGTTTTAGTTCTTTAGTTCCTTTTTTATTTAATAAAACAGTGTCTCCATCTGCATCATTTAAATATATTAAAATTTGTCGATGATCAAAAAAATGATCATCGTGTGTTTCACATCTATTTAAACCACCATTATAAAAACTTACATTAATGGCACATCTAAATATTTTAGTATATTTTATATTAATTTTAAATGCTATTTCGGATAACAATAAACGTAAAGCTGGTGCTAATGTACTATTATCTAGATCTGGGTTTTGTCTACGTATTGCGTTATGAATAAAATAAGATGTATTATCGTCCCGGTTAAATAAATAGAAAGGATTTTCTTGGTTTTTAAAAATATTATCTAAGAAATTTTTTTGTTTTTTATTTAAAACGTTTTTATACGTTTTCATTTTTTAGATAATTTAACACCTTTAAACCAACTAGGTAGTCCTAAGACAGGTCTTTTATCTAAATAATTTTCTTTAGCCATTTTAGAATTAGCTTTGTTGTAATGTAAAAATACTTGACCACAGTCTTTACCATTAAATTCTTCTCGCCAATGTTCTAAATCACAACCAGAATATATTAACATATCTCCTGGTTCAAGATCTACTTTAACACCAGCTTGACCTTTTTTACCTGTTGGGTCCAAATATATTGGCCATGGGTCACCACCTAAATTTAATGTAGTAGATATTTCACATGAATACCTGTCTTTATGTCTTGCTAATACATCACCTTTTTTATATATTCTTGCATAGGAATACGTAGGACTTAATTTAAGTTTAGTGTGTTTTTCCATTACGGGTTTTACTTCTTCTAATAAAGTGTCCATAACAATATCTGCATAATGTGAATAAGTGTTTGGTACTTGTTCATCATTCCATACACCAAAGTATTCTGTAAATGGTGAAATATATTTTGTATCAAAAAATGTTCTTGCAACTGCTCTTTTGTTTAAAAAATATTTATAAACAAATGCAGCTAACTCAGAAGAAATAGCTTTTTTTAATACTGTATATTTATTATTTTTAAACGACATTTAATACTCCTTTCGGTATTGCTTGGCAATTCCAATGTATAAATCTAAATGGACTATATCCCATATCTACAATGTATTGATGGGGTAAGTATGATGGAAAAAATATTATTCTACCGGGTTTAACTTGATAGTTAACTGCTGATGATGCGTAAGTTATTTTTGTTTTATCTTTTTCTGGTAATAAATTCATAACATTACCTGGTCTAGGATCTTCAAACATAGGTAAGGATGTAGACTTGTCTGCTTTTAAAAAATAAAAACCTGATATGTGACCATTCCAATGAGTGTGTAAAGTATGATGTCCTGCACCTTTTTTAGCAAATTCTTGTACCCACATTTCTGTAGTAAATAACTGATGACCAGACATATCAAAACCCATTTCATTCAATAAATTATGTGCTGTAGCACCTATATAATCTTGTAGTTGTTTAAAGTTAGGATCATTAATTAATGTTGTTGAATGAAACACATGGCCCATGTCACCCTTATCACCAAATTTTTTATTACGTTTATCAATAGCCGGTTTAAGTGTTTTTTTAGATTCTTCAATATATGGATCTGATGCTTTGTTTAAATCATCAACAAATTTTGGTTCATCTCCAAACCATATTGGACATTTAAAAAAATCTTCTCTTGTTAATTGTTTAGGATAACCTTCGACTTCTTTTTTTATTTCTTGTTTTCTAGCTTTAGCTTTTTTCTTTTTCATATAATTAACTTGTTGCTATGTTAAGAACAATTCTTCTTTTAGTATCTGTTTGAACATAACCATTATGTTTTAAACTGTTTTTAAAATTTAAACCTTGGTTTTGTTTAGATTTATATTCTTTATTATTAACTATCGTACCACCATTACATGTAGTAAAATTTAAAACGGTTATATCAACAGTATCCATAACTATACCTTTCTCGTTCTTTATATCATAGTGTTCTGCATGGTCAATTCTTTTTCCTTGATTAGTATATAAATTTAATTTCATTCTTCTTAATTTAGTTACTTTTATATGTTTATCTAAAAAATATAAAATAGGTTCAAAAGTATCAAAATGCGGAGAACTTCTTCCTATTTCAAAATCCCATAACATATGAGTAAACATAAAATTATTATCGTTTTCTTCTGTATGTTCAGTCCAAAACCAATTAAATTTATCATTAAATATATTACTTAGTTTTTTAAAAAATAAATTTGGTAAAAAATTATCTATTATTTGAATGGCCATCCTAGATTCCATATTACTAAACTTTTTCTTTCTCCGCTTTTAACTGGACATACTCTATGCCATACAAATGAAGGAAACACAACTAAAGATCCTTTAGGTAATATTTCTTTACATTTAACCGGTTTTTTAGGTTTGTCAGGATCTTGATTTCTAAAATCAAATTCTAATTCTCCACCTTTATATTCTTTTGGATCTGATAAAGTAACTGTTACAGATAGTTTTCTAATTTTACCATTTGCTGGATCATTAGCTTCTCTTTGGTAAGGTCTATCCCAACTATCACAATGCCAATCATAATACTGACCTTTTACATATTTTGTAAACTGACAAGACTCAGAATGATCCCATTCATAATTCCACCCTGCATTTTCATTTGCTCTATAAATATATGGTTGAATTTCTTTATATATCCATCTATCATTCATCCAAACAATATTAGAATCTCTTTTCTTTTTTAAATCTTTAATTTGTTTTTGATTTAATTTTTTGTCACCATAACCACCGGTAACCGCCATTTGATCTTGTATAGATTTTCCATATCTTGCAATGTCATCACATATTCTATGAGGAATAACTGATTGAAAATACCAATAATAATTTGTAAGGTTCATATGTCTTTATAAAGACAGTATAAAATAATATTAACTTATTGTCAATGTTCCAGAAACTGTAAAGGTTGCAATTTTTTGTCCACCTGGAGCTGTACTTGTAGCATTAGTTCCTGGAGTAACCGATAACGTTCTTGCACTTGGTGCTCTAACAACTACTATTCCACTACCACCCGCTCTTCCAATTTGAGGTCCGTCTTGGTCACCACCTCCACCAGAACCTGTATTAACTGTACCTGCTGTAGCACTTGAAGATCCACCTTGACCCGTACTACCTGTTCCACCACCACCAGCACCACCTGGTGCATTAACTCCTGTGTATTGGGCACCACCACCTCCACCACCACCTCTTTGTACGCATGATCCTGTAATTCCTGAAGTTGCTCCTGCACCACCAGTACCACCTCTTCCTGAAGCTCCTGTAGGAGATGGACTTGAAGGAGAACTTGGCGCATTACTACCTACTGCTCCTGCACCACCTCCACCACCACCAGCTCTACGAAGTGAGCTACCACCAGCATGACCTTGACCTGGAGGACTAGCTGTACCACCCGAACCTGTAGGGGACGAGTCAGTGTTTCCTGCTCCACCACCAGAACCACCGGGTCCACCTGTTCCACCTTCTTGTGCTCCACCACCACCACCGGTTGAGGTAATACCTCCAAAACTTGAATTATTTCCTGGATTTGCTGTGTTAGGTATGGAAGACGGAGAACATGCACCACCTGCTCCAATTACAATTGAATGTGATACAAATCCTTCTAATGTTAAAGCTGCTACTCCAGAGCCAAATGGAGATACTGTATAACAACCAGTAGAACTACCAGCTGATTCTTTGTAACCACCAGCTCCACCTCCACCACCTCTTTTACTACCACCAGAACCACCACCTGCTATTACTAAATAATCTATTCCTGCAAACTCTGCATAGAAAGGCCATGTTCCACATTTCTGTGCTTGGAATTGGCTTTGCATTGACCACACACCACTTGCTTTGTTTAATTCTTTTACAACGACTAATCCTGAACCACCAGCACTTGCTCCACCATTAGGACCTGCAGCACTTCCAGAACCTCCACCACCACCTGTATTTGCAGTAGCATTACATGCGGCAGAACATCCTAGTCCAGCTGCAGCACCGCCACCTAAACCACCTGCACCTAATCTTGAAGGAGTAGCAGGACCATTAATTCCTCCACCGCCACCACCACCAACAGCAGCTACGGGTGCTCCTGGATAAGTTGTACTTATTGAAATTCCTGCTCCACCATCACCTGCATCACCTGCGCAACCAGCGTCAGCATTTCCACCAACAGCAGTAAAACCACCACCTCCACCACCTTGTTGATTTCCTCCAGTTCCACCAGTGTTTCCTTGAGGGGGAGTTGTCGGAGGAGTATTTCCTGTACCACCATTTTTATTTGGTGAACTACATCCAGCTCCACCACCACCTGAACCACCTGGTGCATCACCGGGAACAGAAGAAGATGTTCTACTAATACCACCTCCACCACTTTCAGCTGTGTATGTTGTACATCCTATTACTAAACTTGAATCTGCGCCTTTACCACCATTACCACAAGAACTTGGTCCTGCTGATCCACCAGCTCCAACAACTACTGCTCCTAAAGCAGTGCTACCAGAAACAGGTATATCTGTAAGACATCTAACACCACCAGCTCCACCACCACCACCAACTATTCCACCACCGCCACCACCACCGGCAACAACAATAGCATTAACTAATCTTGTGCCTGATTGTGTAGTAACTATACTAGGTGAACTAGATGTTTTAGATGTAACTGTGTTTTTTCCAAACGAAGTGTTATTCGCTTTTCCTAAAATACCACCATTTGATGAGCCAGATCTTGGCATGTTAGTGTCCTCCTATGCGGACACCCAAGCTGTGCCGTTCCAATCGTAGATTGTTTGTGTTTCCGCTTCGTCGTTAGTTTTTGTTGCTTCCCAACCTTTAGTGTTGTCAGCATTATATTTTGTTTCGTTCCAAGATATTAAATATCTCCATACAGATGGATCTGCACCATCGTCTATAATTGATGGATAAGTTATTGGCGCTGTCCAATCATCACTTTCATTAAGTGACCATGAAGCGTGCGGTTGTTGACTTAAAAATTTATTTTTTACAGGATCATAAATATCTCCTATGCCTGCATATTTTTTTCTAAAATTATGATTGTAAGAAGTTTGTTTCCAAATCCCACCATTAAAAAAATTAATACACCATGTTTCTCCATCAACATGTTCATCTGATGGAACTACATCATTTCCTACAACTACTACTCTTTGTACTACTTGATGTGAATCTGACGTAAATCCAGTAGGATCTGTTAATGCTTTTAATTCTGCGAAATGTGCCATATTTTTTACTCCTTAAAAGTTATATTTATAATTTAATTTTTCTATACTGTCAACGTTCCAGATACAGTAAATGTAGCTACTTTACATCCACCTGCAGGGCCTGGTAATGTTGCAATACTATTAGTACCTGGTGCAACTGATGCACTTGTTGATCCTGGCATTCTTAAAATAACTATTCCTGATCCACCAGCTCCTGAAGATGTAGAACAATAAGCCATTCCTGGTCCGTTAGATGCACCACCACCTCCACCACCAGTATTTACTGTAGCATTTACACCAGCTGTTCCAG